CTCGACGATAAAAAAATCGTTCTATTAGCGGGTCTAGACGGCGATTATAAACAAAGAAAGTTTGGTGAAATCTTAGACTGTATTCCTCTCGCCGATAAAGTTTTCAAAATATCGGCCATGTGTATGGAATGTATGGACGGAACACATGGCCCTTTCACGAAACGTATCGTCAATAATTCTAGAAGAGAACTTATAGGGGGTAATGATTTGTATAAAGCCGTGTGTAGAAAACACCTTTGATTTTTTATACTCTATTAAAATAAATGTTCACGGTCGAAGAACCTTACGGATTCACACAGTTCCAAGCTTGGATAATAGCACTCACACTCGGAATTGTAATACACAGAAGACGTCAGAGTTCAGAAAATTATATTCAATATTAATATACAATAATGCAATTACAAAATAAAAAAACTTTTATGAGCGCGGTATTCGCAAATCTAATTTTCCAAGGTCTCGTTGCGTATCAATCTGCAAAAACAGTTGTAGAAAATCCACAATATAGCGATTTTATGGCGCGAAATACGCTTTTGAATTTATTATTGATATTCGGATTATTCTTAACTCTCGTTTTTGTTAAAATGAGTTTACCGGTTAAGTTTATGATTTTTACACTTATATCCGCACTCATAGGCGCGTACATATCTCCACAAGCAGACGCTAAGGAATCTCTTCTCGAAGTTGTCGGTATATTCATAGCCTTGTTTGTTTTGGGTTTGTTAAGTGTACAGTTTGGTTTAGATTTCAGACCTATGGGTATTTTTCTTTTCTTGGCTCTCTTAGCATTACTAGTATCGAGACTATTTAGTCCAGATAAAAAGAAATACGCAAAAATAGGTTCGCTCATATTCGCACTTTTTGTAGTTTACGATACAAATAATATTTTACAAAAAAATTACGGAGGTGATTTTATAAATGCGTCCATGGACTACTTTTTAGATATACTCAATTTGTTTCAATACAACACGGAAGAATAAATTATTAGTATATTATAATACATGCGAGTTCATTTAAAAAAAAGTCCGCGTTTTGATAAAAAGTTTAGAGTCACATTTGAAAACGGTAAAACGGTCGATTTTGGGGGTAAAGGGTACACGGATTATACGAAACACAAAGATCCTTTACGTATGCGTATGTACGTCACGCGTCACGGTGGGTTTGTACCACACATGGTTCAAAAACAAACCAATCCTAAACTCGTTCACAAAAACATGCTTGATGTTACACGAAGCGATAAAGAAAACTGGGGTAAATCAGGTATTTATACCGCTGGGTTCTGGTCGCGTTGGCTCTTATGGAGTCACCCTGAACTCGAAGGGGCTAAAAAAATAATAACTAAGAAGTTTGGTTTAACTTTTGTCTAATACCACGTCTTTCAAGGTTTGCTTTTAAAGCTGTCATTAAGTTTGCACGTGGGTCGCGTTTCACAGGACGTGGTGGGACCGGGGGTGGTGGGGGAATCCGAGGTGCTGAGGGAATCACTCGGGGTGCTAGGGGTGGTACGACTTTCTTTACCGAGACACTCGGTTCCATAGTTTTCAATAACGATTTACACGTACGCAAAAGTTTTTTCGTTTCGCGAACCTGTATTTCTAACGCAGGTGGTTTCCTTCTTCGGATTTTTGCCTTGAGTTCCTTTTCAGAAAGGGCAACGCGTTTACCTTTTATTTTCTTAGTCACACGAATACCGAGTCGTTTTGCTTCGTCCTTAAGAATTTCAAACTTCATTTATATTAACCAATATATTTTTATTTGTTTAATATAAATAAATTAAAAAATGGATCGTTTACAATATTTCCTGTTATTGTGTTGTGTTTGGTCCGTCGTATCACTTGTACCTTTAAAAATATGTCCGTGTATATTTTTTAGTAACGTAACAGTAAACGGAAAACCTGTAAAAGATAAATGTTCTGATGAGTGTAATACCGTCAAAACTATTTCAAGTGTATTAAGGACTATAGTATTACTCTCATGTTGTTATTTAATACTTTTTTACTCGTCTAAATAAAAAAGTTATCCGTTCTGTACATTTTAGCCTTGAATGTTCCAGCTTGACCTAAAACAGAAACAGACTCGTTACCATAGAGTTCCTGACACCCAATATCGTCCATACAATCACGGTTATCGTGTGTCACAGGAAGTGAATATATTTGTTCACCAGGCGTTACCGTATAATAATGGTACCTATCTCGTCTCCCCCTAACTTCTTTACCGAAAAGCGGTAACGTTTCTTCGTCAGAACCCACAAGAACACCCATTTGTTGAACGTACCCGGGTTTATACTCTTTGATCGGCGGTTTTCTAAATTCCTTTTCAACGGGTATTTGTACTGGAACCTCTACAGGTACTTCTACGGCTACTTGTTCCTTAACCACGGTGGGGTTATACAATTGATACAATACTACAAATAATAATACTAAAATAGCTACGTAAGTTAATCTTTGTTTTGTCTTAACTTTCATTTATATGTACCGAGAAGTTATTTTTTATTAGAAAATTTTGATAAATCTATTCGACCAAGTCTAAATTGAACAAGCATCCAGAGAATAAAAAGAAGCGTTTTCAAAAAATTGTTTGCGTCTGTATCATCCATTTTGTATATGGGACCCATGATTCTACCAAAAAACGTTTCCTCTTTTTCGTTTCCTGTAACCATCATTTCCATCTGAGTTAACGCACACGTATCGTCGTTAACGGACCAATGGTAAAATATGAACGGAACGAGTAAAGAATAAAATTCGAGGTTCTTTTTATTTTTCATAAACGGAACAACAAGCATGGTTATAAAAAACACTAAGTGAATGAAGAATATAATGTTCATATCTATTAATATGGACAAGGAAAAGAAACTTCCTAAAATATGGCATCCACAACAGGAGAAAATATTAAAATCCTGGGGTGAAGCCGCTGCGTGTTATCGATACATGCACTACCAAGCCTATTGTTCATATAAAAATCTAAGTATGAAATTTACGATACCTCTCATTATACTAAGTACCATAACCGGTACGGCAAACTTTGCTCAAGAAACGTTTCCACCTACGGTTCAACCGTACGTACCGTCGGCTATTGGTGGTTTGAACTTAATCACTGCCATTGCAACGACTATCATGCAGTTTCTCAAAATCAACGAACTCATGGAAGGTCACCGCGTCGCTTCGGTACAGTACGGTAAACTCTCGAGAACTATACGTCTCGAACTCACGTTACCTTTGGGTGAAAGAACACAAGACGGCACGACCATGGTTGAAAACTGTAGGAACGAATACGATAGACTCATCGAACAATCACCGAATGTCCCGAAAAAAACTATTGACGATTTCGATAGGGAATTCCCAGACGATAACCAGTTCTTCAAACCAGAAATCATGCACATACAACCAATCATGCCGTTCAGAGCCATTGCCGAAAACATGGTCATTACCAAACTCAAAGATGCAGTAACAGGTACGGCAAAAAGAGAACTCAAACGTGAACTCGATGAAATACGAGGGAACGTAGTATCGGCTAAGAAAACCGTTAAAGCCGATATTGAGCGTATACAGGAACGTAAAAACGAAATATCGGATTTAAAAAATAAGGGGCTCGTAAGTCTGAAAGGTGATCTAATGAAAGAACTTCGTCGACGCACGGAACTCATGGAAGTCGTTACAGAATCACCGAAAGACGATTCACAAGATACGCCACCATCAGAAAAAGAGCAAGGTTAAAGACTGTAATGCACATCAAGTAAGGAAAAAGTTTCCTTTTTAAAGGGTCTATAACACGTTTCTGGAGTGTATTATTTTCCATAATAATATCTAAAGCTTGAGTAGCGAGATCACTTTCTCCATTTTCATTTTCACTTTCATCAGACATGGACGCCTTCGTTACAATACATAAACAAAAAAAGAATGTAAATATTTCGCTCCACGAAAAAGAAGTTTCCGACCTGAAAAAGTACATCGACGAAGGTAAGAACGTGTTTTTGTGTGGCGCATCGGGGTTCGGTAAAAGTTTCATTTTAAACCAAGTCCTAGACGAAACGAACAGTTTAGAAATCAATGAAGATACGTTACAGAGAAAAGATTTGTTTCTTAATACTATACGAAACTCTAACAAACATGCAATCATAGAAGATTACGAAACGGATGTTCACGTTCTAAAACATATAATCGAATCCGTAGCCGAGGGAAAAAGTATTACGAAGAAACAACTCGTCGTAACGTCCAAAAATGTATTCTTCATGGAAAATTTCGTAACCATGATTATACCTAAACGCGAACCTGAAACTATTGTAAAACTTAAACCGAAACACTCGAACGCGTTAGTATCTGCGAAAATGTGTAACGGTAATCTACACAACTTTTTTCACTACATTGATTACCCCCACGAAAAGGATATATTCAAATCGCCTAAGGATTACGTGACCGATATTTTGTGTATCGCGAACGAAAAGGTAAATATAACGAGTAGTATACACGAACACGGTCACGTTTGGTCTATAATATCCGAGAACTTTCCGTATGCACTCGACGACAATATGGATAAGGTTTCACACTCTTTAAGTATGGCGGATATGTACGACGAGTACATGTATAAAGGTGATTGGGAAATGATGCCTTACTTTGCACTTTACGCGATAAAAATACCCAAATCGTATTTTACGAAACATCTCGAACCCAATGATGTTAAACGGGGTAAGTTCTGGACAAAGTTAGGGAACCAAAAAATGCGTGAACAAAAGGTTAGAAACATACAAGTTAATTCAAATACAAAAATGTTACACCACGAGTTCATGCTTTTGCGTGAATACGCCAAAAAAGGCGACGTATCAAAGTTTAAAGAGTATTCCTTAACACCCCAAGATTTTGACGTTATGAACCACCTCGGTATACAAAACAAACTCAAACAAAAAGAAATTACACGAATCAAAAAAATGATTAAAGAAGAAATAGCATAATAATTTAAAAAAAAATGAACGTTGTTACGAGCACCGAAGAAGAAGATTTTAAAATAACACGCGTCGTAGGTAACGAAATCTTTTACTACGGCGAAATAACAAACGAAGATATACTTGAATTCATAGAGGAGTTTAAGAAACTTGAGATCGCACTTCTCAAAAAGAAAGCCGAACTCATAGGTTACGAACCAATTATACGTGTACACGTGTGTAGCGAAGGTGGTGATTTGTTCGCAGGTCTCAGTGCCATGAACATACTCGAAAAGTCACGCGTCAAGATCGTTACCATAGCACAAGGCGCGTGTTGTTCGGCCGCCACGTTCTTACTCTTGGGAGGACACGAACGACGTATAGGTAAGAACGCACACGTACTCATACACCAAATATCAACTTCGGGGTTCTGGGGGAAATATGAGGAAGTTAAGGACGAAATGAAAATGTGCGATAAACTCATGGGAATGGTTTCGAAAACGTACAAGGAAAAAACCAAAATACCCGAGAAACAGTTTAATAAACTCATGAAACGCGACGTATACTTAGACCCCGAGGAGTGTATCAAATACGACGTCGTTCACGTGATTGATTAACGTCTATATACCTCTTATACAAACCTATTATCGTTGCTATGATTAAAAATATACACAAAGTGTTAGCATTTATGGGAATAACCCGAGTTTCTGGAGGTTTAAGTCTTTCCATACGACTATAGTCAACTACTGGTGGTACCGCCATAGATACTATTTACTTACTATACTCGTATGAAAATTAATTTAGAGATTTTGGGCGCAGTTTTACAAATAAAAATGAAAAGAGTTGCTATTGATATCGACGAAGTTCTCGTCTCGTTCGTAAGACCCATGGCAAAGTTCCGTGGGTACAAGTTTCCCGCCACTAAAAAGTACCCGTACGTCTATAAAGATATGTTTAACATTACCGAAACCGAATCGCGTAACATGGTCCACGATTTTTACGAATCCGAAGCGTTCGCGAAACTTAAACCGATCCCGGGAGTGTGTAAACAAATGGGGTATTTACGCAAACACGCCGATAAAATGTATATCGTCACGGGTCGCCAAAGTTACGCGCGTACACAAACCGAACAATGGCTCGAGTACTGGTTCCCCAACACGTTCGACGATCTTATCATGACCAATAGTTATACGGACCACGAAATTGAGAAACACGAAATCTGTCGAAGTCTTGCTTTAGACTCGATCATTGACGACAGTTTCGACGTGTGTACCAAATGTAACCGTATCGGTATCGACGCGTATAATATCGTCGGGTACGG